GTTTACAAACATTACATTTTCTTTTCATTTTTTTTTATATTAATCCCACCAATTTTGAATATTGTGTTCAATATACGACCAAAGTAATTTATGAGCACGTTTTTGTTTATCTTTACCAAGTAGAAACATTTGATGTCTTACTTCGTTAATTTCTTCTTGATGTTTTTCATCTACTGCTAATTCATTCCATATTTTCATTTCATAAAATGGATCACCTTTTTCATCTTTATCTTCTAACTCAATAAATTCATAATGAGTTTTACCATATACTTTTTCTAAGTAGTCATAATGTTCCATAGTATAATCTTCATCATACACTTTATCTATAAATTTAATTGCTGTTTTAATTTTAGCAGCTGTATCTTTATTATTTACAGCATTGCCTTTTTTATCAATATAATCAGCTGTACGCTTTAATTGAAACTGAAATAAATCAATTGCATATCTATAATCAAAGTCATGACCTTTCCATATAATAGGTAGAAAGTTTATTACACGTTTTATTCTATAAAAGAATCTTTTAATCTTCCATTTCATAATCTTTAAATATTAATTCAACATACCATATACCAAATTCAAATATTAATGCTTTATACCGATCATGATAGTATGCATATGTAATACCGAATGATGTTTGTTCAACGTATTGTCCCCTTCTTATTTTCATTTTCTATTTCTTTTTGTAAACATGCTAATGCACGCCACGCCACTTTTGCGGTATGACGAATTCCATCACTATCTATTGTTCCTGCATCAATCAAATGTCTAGCAAGAGCATCATAATCATCATTAGATTTATTACGATCCCAATGTAATGGTTTATCTGGATGGTGTTGTTTATTTCCTTGTAACGATACACGAGCTATTTCCATTATAGCATCCGGAAAATATTTTAATACCCCACTAAATACGGGTCTTTTTTTTCTTTCTTCTGCTTTCATAACATATAACTATCTAATTGTGATTTGATTTTTTCATATGTTTCTTTTTGTGTATCTGCATCTATAAGAGGAAGGACATTTTCCAGCAGTGCGGCTATCTTTTTTTGAGATTTTAACTTTGCTATAGCCCGGTTCTCATGCTCTATAATATATAAATGATAGGACAACTCATCTACATTTTTTAATTTATTGTAGTATTTGTCAATCCTTGCATCAATCTTCCTTTGCTTATTAATGTTTAATATATTAGGGTATGCTTTTAATTGTAACTCATCCAAGCGCCCTTTTAAATACTGTATCTCCAATATTTTATTAAAGTTGTGTTTTGTGATTTTAATATCCATGCTTTAGATTTTTAAATTCAATTTCTACTTTAGCCCAATATTCATACAGATCTAATGAATTTATTCCTTTTACAAGATAAAGCATCTGTGTGATATGTTTTTTACCATCAATAACACCCATCTTTTTGAATATATGTTTAGCTCTGTCATTTGGTTCTTCCATATTTTTTATTGTATTTATGGTGTTGAGGAGGTCGTGGATTTCGTCCAGTTGGTTTGACCCCCTCATATTTATTCACCAAATGATCTATACCTAACTATACGGTATAAAATTATTATAGCAATTATTAATATTACTATCTTGTTACTCATATCTATAGTCTATCCATATAAGCATCATGAACTAATCTATTGTGTGTTATATCTTCATCTATAACAACATCTACCACTTCTTCCATGGATATATCAATATTATTATTAGATGCATAATCTTGATTAACAACCTCAACCTTGCCAAATAAATTTTTATTTATCAGCTCAGCTGTAATAAAATCATGAAAATCTTGTTGATCATTCAACCAATCCCGCGGATGAGCTTTTTTTAATGCATGCGTAACATGATTATAAAATGCCCATGCACTGTCATTAGCTACACCATAATTAAAAGAGGGTTTATCCATCTCTTTCTTGAGCATAGTCATTTGTTGTGAGTCTAATAAATCTTCATCAATAAATAATCTACCTGCTAGTTCAGAGGCCGCTTTACAATCAATATCAATTGTTTTTAAATAATCCTTATCAGCTATCAATCTTTTATAATACTTCTCAGCATTTTTAATTTGATCTGACATATGCACTTTAGTATCCATATTGGCTGAACCAGTGTGCTTTCTGCTATAGTTCATCATATCTCCAGATACCATACCATTTGAACATACTTTTACATATGCACCAATTGCACATTTAAATCTTGTGCTTTTGTCATAAGAGTTTGTCCAAGAAAACATCATTCCAAGCTCATCTTCAGCCATAATGGTCTGATCAGTTGGATTGATCGGTTTGAGATGATAGATACCTTGAGCAATATTAGCACCGCTGTTTGATCTATAAATCTCTTTTGTTATTGCAAATCCACTTTGACTAAGCAGATTATAAGTATTATCAATCACTTCTTTGTGAGAGATAACTGTGTAAGACTTACCATGATTTGGTAAGGGTTGAGTTTCTAGATAAGATCTAGTAACTTCTGTTGGTTTTTTATATCCCATAATTATAAACTTATTAAGTGTAAATATAGTTAATTTAACTGACTCAGCAAAAAATTATTTAACTAATTCTTTTAATTCTCTTAGCGCTTTACGCACACACCACGGACAATTTTTTTGTTTATACATCCACAAAAGATAACCTAGAGGTACATCCATAGGATTTTTACCTTTATACTTCCCAAAAGGCATCGTATTACTACGTGGTGTTTTTAGTATTCTTGTTGGTCCACCTTGTGACCAAGACTCTGAGAATTTATATGTTTTATTATTTTTGCATGTTACATGTTCATTTGATTTTATACTCCTGTTTACTAAAGTAATGGGTATTTTAAAATATTCAGATGCCAATTTTTTTGATTCAAATTGTTGTCTGGTATTCCATTCAATAATTGTTATCATATTATTAGTATTAAAATATATACCGTATTGTATCCAAGGGAAAGTATTTACTATATATTTCTTTGAATTCATTGAGTAGTCTTCCTTTATGTTCTAAAGGGTATCTCATAACTCCTGATTGATTCTTAACTTCATAAGAACGTCTCATAAGTTCTCTAGCTTCTGGTGAAGCTTTAGCCATTTGATTTTTATGATTAGTTAATGCAATTACCTCACATTTATTAATACCGGCATTATCCTTTACCATAGAGAAAAGATTATTATACTCTTCTTTCCATCCTGGATAAAACACTAGAGGACTGTAATTACAATGTACTTCCCATCCTAAGTCTTTAAGACGATTAATATCTTCTATGCGGCTAGCTATCTTTTGCATCTTAGGTTCTAATATATTAGAATACTTCTGAGGCATAAGGCTTACACGTACCCGTGGTGGTTTATTAAAGTGATTTACATCTAGTTTTAATAAGCCCGGATACTTAGTGGCCATTGTACTATTTAACTGCGGGTGATCATCATAACGTTTAAGATATTTAATCAAAGGTTCTGGCATATGTTTCTGCATTAATACAAGATCTGAATTACATGCAACATCTACCATAGTATATATAGGGTCCTGTTGATCAGGTTCCTTATAGTAACCTTTTTCCCAATCAACAACAGACTGAAATATCTCATCAACATTTGTGTTGACATAAACTCTATTACCATTGTATCTAGACATATAACAATAAGTATCTACACAACCCCCAAAACATCCATAGATTATATTGGGAGCTATGCAGTTAGCACTATTATTATTGTCTTTAGTAACAAGAGTTTTAGTCTTCTGTGTTTTTATCATCTATTACTTCTACTTCAGTCCATGCTGCTAAATGTACTACTTGACCATCCTTATTAGTACAGTAACTATACATTCCATCTACATGGCTAAAATTTAATACTTCTTGCTCTTCAATAATTGGGGCAGCGGGAGGTATTTTAACATCTCCCACTACTTTAATTTTACTATTTCTAGGTACGTCATATAATTTCATATTCTTCTTTTTATAATTTATTTTTTCCAAATATCATATTGCTTGACACCCATGTTTTTTGGATTTCTTTTTTTCTTAGATATAGTTTCTTTAGTTGTATAAGAAGCCTTTTTATTTGTTCTCTGCCAACTATATATTTGACTATCTTCATCACAAGGAACAAAATTTATTCCTGCTTTAGCCCATCTTTCTCTTTCTTTTTTTTCTTTATTTGTCATGATTTATCTTTTTTAATGTAAGCCATCTCCGTTCCAGAAATAATATCTACATCTTTTATTTTTATTTCTTCTGGGTCATTAACTTCTATATTTGTGGTATATTTCCAATTAGGTTCATCTTCTAAACCATCATTTAAAGTTGTATCCCAAACAGAAGGAATATTTACTTCAGTATCTTTTACAAAAACACCATTAACCATCTTTCCTGTACGTTTTGAAATTACATTATAAGCTGATTCAAGACACTCTTCTAGTTTAAGACCTTGCATCTTAGCTTGAATAATCAAGGTGACCATAATATCACCCATAGCATCAATAATCTCTGCACGGTCATTACTATTAATAGCCGTGCAAAGTTCTGTTGTTTCTTCTAATGTTTTAAGAGCTTGAGCCATAGGTGTTGCTTTAGAAAGAATTCCTTTTTCTTCCGCCCAGGTTTCTACCGCACATTCTAATTCAAAATAATCCATAATTTATAATTTAAATAAAAGCAGCAAAAGTAATTAATAGTAATACTATTGCTGCTGTTAATTTCCAGTACCACTTTTTAATATAATCATCTTCCCATACTAAAATATGAAAGACAAAACTTAATATAACTAAAAATAATATTCCATAAATTTCTAACATCTAAAATAATTTTAATTGATTAGACGATACAGTTAATATACTATCTATCTCAGATTCAATAGCTTGTAAGTAATATGATTTATCAATATTATAGTTTTCCCATTTTGGTTCTACTTTCATATCATTATATATACTCTGCAACCATTTACCTGCTTCAAGTTGTATTTCTCTACCATCATTTTTATTAACTTTAATAATTTTGACACCTGATTTAGAAATATAATATCTATTTATTTTTTGTAATGGTGACTCTTTATAAACACCATCTTTAATAAAGCGAGATACTTGCTTCCAATCACCTTTAGATTTACCACCTATACAATAATCAAGAATATTTTTATTTGTTTCTAGATAATCTTCTGGTAATACATCTTTAACAAAATAAGAATAGATGGCTTTAGGAATAACCAACTTTGATTTATTTTTATGTAATTGCAAATTATGAAAATCAAAGCGTCCTTTCAATTTTACAGGAGCATAACTAAACTTGTCACCATCTACTTTGAACAAATAGTGTGGCTCAGATTGTTTTATCTCTCTCCATTTAGTAATATCTACTTCTTTAAAATTATTTACACCTATATAATTATTTACATCAGCTAAAACAAGTTTCTGATACTCATCATGTTCTAATTGTAAACTAGTTATTTCTTCCCATTGTTTGCATATACCTAAATAGTCATCATAATACTTTCTTGGTATCATAGTTTCTATACCATCTGTATTCTGTAACAATGCTACTGCGCCTGGTATTCTCTCCATAACTTGTTCATAAAGCATCATTAAAGAAAGTTGACCATTTATGGTTATTCTCATACACAATTCAGGATCATAAAAGAAACTATTTATATCATTGCTAAGGCCAAAAGTTGAATTAAGTATAATCTTATATACATAGTTCATTGGATTGCTCTTAGGAATCTTCTTACGCTCTTCAAAGAACCATTCATATTGATTACAAAACTCTTCTTTTGGAAAGTGTCCCGGTGACCATTTGTTTTTAATGGCTAAGTTTGGATAAAAAGATGTAACATCTGAAGACATTATCATCATTTCATCATCTGCTTCATACACTGCTTTTTTTGCAGCACCATGTACACCGCCTAAACCAAAATCTGTTTTAACACCTTTATAGTTTACACTATATTTAAAACCTCCCTTAAGTTTTGTTGCATCAATCTCTAAAGATTTAAACCTTTCATGTATATTATTAAACTCTGGTGAAGTAAATTTTATATATGGTAATAATATATCTTTAACTTTAATAGTACTCCTATGAGTCCTCATCTGTTTAAGATCTCTTTTGGGTATATTAAGCTTTTGTGATAAATAAAAACCAAATAACTCTTTACTAATCCTGGGTTCTGATGCACTATACAAATTTATACCATAGGTATCTGTAAGTTCTTTTCTAAGTTTGATTTGTGATTTTGATCTGTTAAATATTTCTTTTGTAGATCTAACATCATTAACGCAATATTCAATTATAGTATCTATTTCACCTGCTGACTCTACTAAAGTATCATGCTCAATTGGCATTTCTAAAATGTTTTGCCAATCCATACTATATTGAATCCACTTAAGACTAGAACGTTTAGCCGGGTTGTCCCAATGATGAAGTTTAAATAAATCTATCTGACCTATTTTCATCTTCCATTGTGGATAATCACTAAACTCTTTATTATTACTTTTTGTAATACATCTTTGTGCATAGATATATATATCAGCAGCAATCTCAGATCCTGAAAGATCTTTTAACTTATGATAATTATCTATTATATAATGAGTAACCTGGGCATCAAAAGCTAAACCATTGTATGATATATGCCATTCCCTATTTTCAATATTTTTATTTATAAAATTAATAAACTCATCAAAATCATTCCGTAGATCATGAACAACAAATATTTTTGTTTCATTTGTTTTATAATGTTCAAATACACCTACAAAACAATTAGATAAAGTTTCATAATCCATTACCCAATGTTTCATATATTTAATATTTATAGCTAAAAAAAGCCCAAATTAATGAGCTTTTTTAACCAGTTAATAAACTAAAGACTCAAAGTAAAGTCTTTAACTTCCTAAATGTTTATTGTCCTGGCATAATGATGCTAGAAGTTTTCGTTTCTTTTACATCAGTATTCATAAACTCTTTATAGTCAAAGTTATCTGCATTAACAGCAAACATATGAATAAAAGTTTCTATATCTTTTTTATCTGTTAAATAAAACTCAGAAAAAGTATCTACTTGAACTCTTTGTTCTTTTACAGTTTTACCTGTTTGTTTATTAGGTACTTTTAATCTAATTGGTTCACCATTATCATCTAGTTTTGGAACCATATGATATGATTTTTTCATAACTTTACTGATAACTGCTAAAATGCCTGATGCTGGATCATACATAGCTTCTGTATAAGGTGAGTCTAAGCTCACTGGAATAAGTGTAAATGATTTAACATTTCTAAATGCTGAATTAACAAGCATCATATTCTGTCCAATTTGTGCCATATTGTATTGGTTTATTATATATCTGTCAAATATATGGAATTTTCTTCTAATACTTTAGTTAAAATCCAATTATTATTTATAAGAGTTTCTTTTTCTATATCCGGTGGTGTGCAAAGTTCATATACTTCTTTTATACTTTCAATGTCAACACCTAGATATTCTGCATACTCTTCATGATGATCTTTAGGAGATAGAAAAGAATGTATATAATCTTCTACTTTATCATTACTCCCAAAGAAATCTAATATCTTGATCTTACTATCAAGTGAAATTTTTGAATACTTTCCCTCAATAAAGTTATCAAAGTCAAACTTTCTTGATTTTAAATTAAATATAAATAAATGCTTCTTATCTTCTAGCTGTATATACTTATCAAATAATTCGTGGCTAAGTATAAATCTATCTATAAATCTTTGAAATCTTTCATTCATAGGAGTTTGATATACACATAAAAACATAGTATCTTCAATAGAGTACATATCTTCCCAGGCAATATAAGTTTGCCTAGGAACATATGTTGCACCTTTCTTTATATCTAACAAAGGATATAAGAAAACTTTACTCTTTTGAAAATATTGTGTATAGACTCCCATACTATAATTTAACTCTATTTACTAAGAAATCATAGGGTAATGAATAATTTCTATTCATATAATGATAATCTGCTACCTTTAAAACTCCACCTAATCCTTCCGCCCATGATCCTAATGTTGGTTGGCTTACGTCAAATACATATACTTGATTGTATTTATCAATAACTACAAATTTGAATTCTATATTGTATTCATCTCTATTATCTTTTAGATATTCATATACAAGCTTGCAATATATAGCCGCCTGTAACCAATAATTATAAAAGTCTATAGTATCCTGAAAATCTGTAATTGTCTTTCCGGTGGTTTTTAAATCACATATAGTTGCAACTTTTTTCTCATGATCTACAGTAAAATAATCTACATAGCCATGAAGACCATAAGATTTATCAGCTATATCAAAAGTTAAGTATTTTTCTGCATATGTTTCAATTGAATCTAATTCAAAATCCGTAGACTTAATATTAAATAAATCTTTTACTTCTTTATTTTGCTTTAAGATCTCTATTTGTTCTTTTGCTCTATTATAAGTATCATTATCTATAGTGTCTTTATTACTATTAAGTAAAAACTTCCAATACAATTCATTATCATCAGTTCTAACTTTATCCAGTCTTGCTTGATCAGCCTTTAAAGATTGATATAAATTTATCTCTTTTAATGAATCAAGTATTACAAAATCCTCACATGATGCAAGTGTTTCTGCATCTGTATGAAGAGATATGTCTTTTAGAACTTTCCTTAATGAATCTGTAGGAACTTTTCCGGGCATTAAATTAAATTTCTGTTCAAAATTTTCAGGTTCAAACAATAAACAATGAAGAAGCTTACCTTCTATTAAATGTTTATCAGTTTTTACCTCTCTTTCTAATAATATATAGTCCTTGTAAAACAGGGACGGTGAAAATAATAATTTGTTTAGAGAAGAGTAGCTAAAGAAAAAATCTTCTTTAGCATAAAACTCTTCTTCTTTTTTATGATCTCTATTCATTTATCATATTTTCTAATTCATCTGCAATATACAAATTTTCTAGATCAACTTTAAAAACTTGACTTGTGTCACCACAAATATTTGATATCAAAGTTTTATATAATTTTTCTCTAGTTTTATTTACCGCAAATCTTGTTAATTTTCCATCTTTAGCTAATTGATTTAAATACGCGTTAAAAGAATAAATATTACTGGTATTATGACCACCTTCATAACTTTTCATTCTATTACGTAAAGACTTTACATTTACAGAATTCCAATTATTTGTGTCTTTGATCCAATCATAATGCCACCAGTATAAATCTGATACAATATTAAAAGATTTTTCTATATTACAGTTAGCTAGCATCTCAACACCCAATGTTCTATTATCTCTATCACTACTTTTTATCATAGCCATAATATTATCATATTGGTCATCTTCCAACACTGCTAATTGAGAGTCTATTATATCCAAAATATCAGTATCATATACAATCTCAGCACTGCTGTTTAGAAAATCTTCATATGCTTTCTTATTCTTTTCTTCAAGAACTATTACTTTATTATAATCATTTTTGTATTTATCAATTATATTATTAAATTTATCATGCCACTTTCCTACATGATTACTACCATGATAGTAATAATTTTTTTTTAATGAGACATAAGAATCTTTATCAGCATCTTTAATCATTAATTTTAAATCATTTGTACACTCTTGACTAAATAAACCTTCCTGTACTCCTAATTTTATAATATTAAAAAAGTCAACAAAAGAAACAGCATCTTCCCATCTAAAATCAAATATATTTCTTAAAAATTTATAAGATATTACATGTATATCTGCTTTATCTGGATCTCTCACCACTTTTATATTTTCTTTTTCTTTAAGTAAATCTACTTTTTGTCTAGGTAAACTTAAATTAGGAAATCTATATACAGTTTTTCCATTAATAGAAAAACTCTTACCGGGTTTTATATTAGGTATATTTAGATTTTCTATATCTTTTTTACCAAGTTCCCATGAGTTACTAAAACCCATGAAGTACTCACCTTTTTTAACATTAAATTCAACTGCACCTTTATTAGCAATTGGACCCGCTTTACCATTATCTTGAATAAGATCTCTGTCTATATTTATTTGATAAAATGTTTTCATATTAAATATTTCTTATATTCTTTTTTAACTGACACTTGAAAAACATATAAATCTCTGTTAGAAATATGTATTTCTTTTCTACAAATAGGCTCTAGATATCTAAATGATACTTTAGTTAATAAATCTTTTTCTTCTAACCACTGTATCATATCCTGAGCATTTTTGTGATAAAAATCTCCAAAATTAGATTTATCCAACCAATATTGTATGTCTTTATTTCTATTAAAACCATATGTAATTTCATTACAATCTTGACTCAACTTCCATAGTAGATGATGATTTTTATTATAATCTATATTTGGTATAATTGATGCGGCCATTTCTCTATCATCACCACCAGCATAAACCATAGACTTTATCTGCTCTACTAACTCTTCTGTTAATTCCATTTTTGCTGCTGATGCATGTAGAACGGTTTCACAATCAACCGTTGTAACAGCACCGGTATCAATTAAATAAGCAATGTTTACTGCTAAACCTGTAATTAACCATTTATCATATAAACTGTCTTCTATATTAAGACTATAATATCTAATTGAATCTGTAATTTTTTTAGTTACAATTACATCTTGAACAGAATTTGTAATTAAAGAATTAATAGATGTTATAGAATTACTACACCCGCTTGTTGTTTCATAATTCCAAAGTCTGACCATCATTTTTGTTGATGGTATATTCTCTGCATGCTCACAACTTTGACTTATATTATCATGTGTAACAATTAAGTCTGCCTGAGTATAATCATTTGTCAATGTTATTTTATGCTCTCTCAATGCAGCTTTAATTTTATCTAAAGATACATCTGCACCTGGTAATACAAATGCTTTCTTTTTATTTACAAAAGTTGAATCTGTTTCTTTAGAAGATTCTAATATATCTTGTATGTCCTCAAATGTTGTTTTATCTTCTGTAACTAATACTTGCTCTATCTTAGATCCAGCAAGGACCCCATACATAGGGTCCCCTGCTAAATCAAAATGAGTCATAGCATTAGCATCATAAAATTGATGTACTGATTTATTTGCCATTTTATTTCATTGTCATTGTGACGATCTCTGGTATCATCATTAGTTTATTGAATTTCTGTTTATTACCATTAAATATTGTACGTACAATTAAATACTTAAGATCATTTGTAAAATAATCCATTGTACATAGCGCTTTAAGTCTATCTGTTATCTTTTGAGTTATTGTATTTTCTTTAGAATATACAACTGAAAAGTTTCCAAGTCTTGTTGCTAATGTAGATGCAATATCTGCACGGTATGTATCATCTTTACCAACACAGCTTCTAAGCTCATTTAAAATGTATTGCTCATTATCATGAGTCAATAAATCTTTTGGAGTTACAAGCTTATCAAGTTTATTATTGATAAATGTAGTAAACATTGATGCAAAAGTATCACCAACACTACCTTCTCCAATCATCTGAATCATTGCTAAGTTATCTTCAAAAGACTCAAAGCTTGATATAGAATTAAAGAATGTAGTAATTGATCTTGCATTAGTTTCTTGAGTTACAAGTTCTGGATGAAGCAATAAAAAGTTGATACATCTTGTATCTATATTTGCTCCCTCTGCCCATTGAGCCCATACATTAACATCAAACTTTAGATTTGCAGTTACATATCTGGTCTTTTGTGCTGAGTCAATACTATTAACCATATAATCACCGTTGTCCGGATTTGCTGTCAAAATAATATGCCAATCTTTTGGTAACGCCCATGATATATATGTTTGTCTATCAATCAACTCCATAACTGCTTGTATGAATCTTGTATCTGCACGGTTCCAATCATCTAACAATAAAATGCCTCCTTCTTTTTTATCTGCAATCCATTCTGGTGCACAATAAGACATTCTGTTCTTGCCTGTCATTTTGTATCCATTTTTAAGATACTCTTGTACTGCAAGTTCATCAACCCAAGCTCCTACTTTTTTGGTTATTGATGTATTCAGGTTTGCTAAACTAGATCCTGCTGCTCTTTGTGCGGCTGTAACCATACCCACAGACTCATCTTGCTTGTTTCCTACAACTTTTTCTTTATACATTTGAAACTGTCTTACAGGAAATCCTACAAGATCACCAAGCTCTTCAATCTGTGCAAGGTTTAGTTTTACAAAGTTTAAGTTATTTTCTTTTGCAAGCTCAACAATTGTAGATGTCTTACCAATACCTGATTCACCTACAACTTCTACTGATACAGGTCCTTTATTATTATTTTGCAAATATCTATTGTTAGTTATGATATGATTTACAAATCCTTTTAACTCAGTGATATTTAAATTTACTTGTGCCATTTTTTTATTTTATTAATTTAATTGAATTTTCTTTCCTGGTAACTCCTCATTTATACTACAGTTTGAACTATGAACCCATAATGTGTTCGCAGGACAATTTTCTGGAGTATAAGCTTCACCATCTGTTAAATATATAAGAGCTGTATAACGCCCTTTCTTTTCATTATAATGATCAATTACTGGTTGAAAGCTTGTCCCACCACGACCATGTATTTCCCAATCTTTTTTTGGATTAAATTCTTTAATGCTTTTTATTCTAGTGTCACACTGTACAACTGTAATTTTATGACCAGTCTTATGCATATGCGTAAGCTCACTAAAGAATTCCTTTAGTTCATCATTATTTACAGATCCGCTTGTGTCAACACCAACACATATATGATTCTTGAATTTAATCTTAAGACCCGGATTAGCTGAGTATCTTTTATTATATTTACGTCTCAGCTTTTTAGTATAAACTATACTAGAGTTACCAATAAATCTTCTCAGATATGCTTTCCAATCAAACTTGGGTGGTTCAACATGTAATAATCTTCTAATTAAATCTGCTAATTCACCTGGTATACTACCGCATCTTTTTTCTGTGGTTTCTGCTGCTTCTTTTAATTGATGTTCTATTTGTTTTTGCATCAATTTTTTATCTGCATCAGGTAATTCATCAAACTCATCCCATGTACTATGACAATACTGTGACTCACCGTCCATTTGTTGCATAAGATTATCTAATGAAGGAGATGTTCCATCTTCTTTAGCTTCCTGTAGTAGTTCATAGTACTTTTTTGTACCTGCCCTTTGAGGTAAATTTAGCTCTGGAAAACTGGATAATAATAAACCACCTTCTGGTAAATTATTTTCATTTATATATTGATTAATCTCCAAATCTGCAGCTATATTAAATAACTTTTTATCAGGATATAAATCTCTAGATATTAAATGACCAAAAGCAACATGTAATAACTCATGTTTTATAAGACCATATCTATGTTCTTCTTTTAACCCTATAAAAAACTCCGGATTAAACATAAGCTGTATTCCAATATTATTTTTACTTACAGCTGCAGTAGGTATTCTATCTACATATTGTTTATTTATACCTATCAAAAAAAGCCCGTAAAAGGGCTCTTTAAAAATTAAACTTTTAGTTGTTTTGGCAACTAAGTCTTGTATATTACTCATTTCTTATCTTATTAAGTATTTGTATATATATTTCATCTGCTTTTTCTTTTTTAATAAAAGCATATATTTCCTGGCATGAATTAACTTTTGAATCAAATTTAAATTTAATTGCCTCACAAAAATCTAACCTTTCTTTAAACATTAAAGATTTAGCCATTAATGTATTAACTATATCTTTGTCTTTATAGTTTGCGTTTTTAAATATTTCAGCGGCTAATGCTTTGTCTTCTGGTAAAGCACTAAACATTTCTTTATATTTAAAGAACTCATCAAAAGTCAATATCTTTTGTTTCTTTTTCATTTATTATTAATTCAATCCATACACCTGGATCATTTTTATCATATGTATATGCATCAAAGTCTGGTATTATAAAATCAGCATTATCATCAACTATCCAACCATGTTTTACCATATCATCTTGAACTGTTTGTGCAGGGTTTAAATAATCAAACTTATGTTTTGTTCCTCTTACAAAATGAAATGTTATTTTAACAGGCTTATCTAATTCATCATATGCTTCTTTAAATTCTTTTGCATACTTTTCATAATACTTTTTAGTGGCTTTTCTATAGTTCATTACAGCTTTACTTGCAATAAAGTATTTACCTGTCCATCTTCTACCATTTTTACTACTTGGTACGTTTCCGGGTATCCACCACCTTCTTCTATGAATTGTTACATATACTTCTGGTTTTTTCTCCATATTTATTTATTTAATATTTCTTTGAGTATTGGTTTAATCATAGCATGAGTTTTCTCAAACCCGTGGGTTTTCATTGCATCAGATATGTCTTTGCATATAGTTGGAGTACAACCTTCTATATTATATGCATTTACATATCTTTCTATTGCTTGTCTGCCTGCTTGATCATTATCAAAGAGTGTTATTACTTTTTTATATTTCTTTTTTAATAGTGATATTATATGTGGTTTAATCATTGTATTTTCTGAATCAGGTGCTATAACTTCTATGTTGTAACCCATACCTTTTAAACACATTGCATCTTTAAGAGATGAACATATTATCAAGTATGGCTGATTGTATTTTAATTGATCAATACCTTGTATATAATCTTTAACTTTATGAAACTTATGTGATTTACTTTTTGGTTGATATATTTTATATACTTCACCGTGTTTATCAAGATAGCCATAGCATAATCCCGCTCCTACTCTTAAAGATCTAAATTTACCATCTTCTTCTATACTCATGGTAAAGTAATCTATTGGTTTTACATTATATGTTTCAAGCATTGTTTTGCCTATTCTATAATCTAACCAGTATTTACGATCTAAAATGGTCCATGTTTTATACTTGATAAAATCTATCTTCCATTTTGGTGCAGGTTTAAAATCTATATCTATATTACCACCTTGCTTTATAAAGTTATTGTAATCATCTATCATTCTCCTGGTTGCTGCAGGATAATCTAAATTAAAAAGTAATCTTACTAAATCAGCTTTATTACCACCTCTACCTGTAGAAAAGTCTTTAAACTTATACTGCATAATTGTTTTATCAACATATATGCAAAAGCTAGCGGTTCTTTCATTAGGATTAAATATAGATTTAATCTTAATATCTTGTCCCGTCAACTGTTCAGGAAGATCTAAATAGTATTGAAATACCCAATAACTTGGTATGTCTGATTCTTCTAAAATTAAATTTCTTGTGCTAAACATGATCTCAATATATTAAAAGAAATGGGCCCAGCGTTAACTGAGCCCATTCTTATATTAATATTACAGATCAAAATCACTACCTGCTACTACTGCTGGTTCAAAATTGTCTGCTTTTGGTGCATCACTTTTAACTAAAGCTCTAAAGTGATTAGTATTATTTCTATCAAACTCTAATAGATTAGAATTTTCTACATCTAACGCTTCTAATGGTACACCACTTCTAGTTCTTTTAGGGAGAAATAGATCATTATTTGTATAACCATCTTTGTTTTCCCACTCACGTGCACCCAAACAAGCATTAATATAACCACTATTACCTAGAAGATTATTACACTTTACCATAAAATCTTCAATTGTATTAGCTTCAATTTTATCCAACTCAGCACGCTTATTTAATACTTCTGATAAATACACCATAGCTTTTAATACCTCTGTATCTCTGCTAATTTCATTACCATTTTGTAGTACTGCGTCTTTATATGGATACGGACTAAATCTTACTCTACCAACTTGACCTTCATAACGCGGACCATCTGGATTATTCATATCTTTTGCAAAACCTTGAAAATCTCCACCCATAGGTTCTCCTTCTACATGCAAAACAATATTGTATGCTTCAGAATCATAAGGGGTTTGATCAAAAGATATTGAATTAATTTTTACTTTGTGGTTTCCTGGATCTAATACTGGTCTTGAACCACCACTTCCAGCTGACATGTCTTTAGTACTTAACATAATTTACTTTTTTTAATTAATTAATTTTTACTTGTTGTATTCTTCAATACAATCTTTTACATATTGTAGGTCATTTGGAATAAAATTTTCCTCAAACATACCCATTGGTGATTTACATGTATTCTCTCCATTGTTTTGTGTTTCAAAACCATATTCAAGAACACCATCATCATTTTTATTTACCTTTCCAAAAAGGACAATTGAAAATAGACCTTCCAAAGTTAACGTATTGTCAATCATTTTACCAACCGTTTTAGCTTTAATTCTTCTATTTCCGTTTATATCAGTTGAATCTTCTGAATGAGTTAAAAAGATAATTGTTAAGTCATCTCTCAAATCTTTTGGAAGCTTTGCAACCTGAGCTAAGTTAGATGCAATTTGAGTGAACTTATCATAACCTTTTTCATTAGCTCTATCAAAATATTCAAAAGAACTCATATACTGCCAATCATCTACAACAATAGTTTTAATGTTTGGCATTTTATCATTAACATGCATCATTGCTTTTACAATACCGGGTGCTGTAGAAGTTGATGTAAGATTACCATTTGGGTTATCCTTGCTAATCTGTGTGTATTTGCTTTTATAACCTTTAAATGGTAAAGGTTTATTAGCAATATTTATAATGAAAGTCTCTTTGGGATCTAATGTTCTGATTGAGGTAGACTTTCCTGTACCTGAATCTGCAATTACTAATACGCTATTTGCCATATTACTTTTTTTGTATTACTGTTATTAATTTATTTAGTGATTTATTGATTTCATCTAATTTTTCAACCAACGCAATATTAAGGTCGGGAGAAGTGGAGGAAGGGAGCAGTGTATCTGGGTCTGGTAAACTTGGATTAGAAAAATCTATAATAGGATTTCTTCTATTAGTTACATCATTAATAACTTTCAATTCACTTACCGGTATCATATGTCTTACAAAACCTGATGATGATTCTACAAGTTCATATTCTTCTCTCCAATGTGGATTATGTTTATGCAAATATAATGTGCGTTTAGGATCTTCCGTATCATAATCTATAGAAACAAATTCTGTATAAACATCTTGTTCTTTTTCCAATTCACTTGGAAAGAAACTAATATGAAGATCATCTTTACCACTTGGTCTATAAGCCATCTTAGGTATATATAATGCATTTATCTTACCTTCTGTTTGAAAGTAATCTTCATGCTCTTCTCTAAGGGCCGCAACTTTTTCTTTTCTTTGTTGTGGTGTTAGTCCCATCTTTTTATTATTATTTAAATTTTTAGTATTTATCATCTTCTTTCTTGTTGTCCTGGTGTGGGCATCTCTTCTATTTGCATTTGTTCAAACTTTGCTTTAAAGAATGACATCCGTGCATCACCATTTCTAGCTTTTAAGAAATGCAACACCAAAGTTCTATCATTTTCTATTATGTATCTATCTGGACCATAAAATCTAATCTTTTGTTTTGCTGGTCTATTAATACCTATTAAAGTATCAGCATGCTGCAACATAGCATCTGATCCAAATATGTCTGACTCAAGAATATAATTACCGTATTTACCATCTATAGCCCTGTCTGGGTTATCTATATTTCTATTTAATTGTGATAAACAGATAAATAAACAAGGATAGTCCCTTTTACATTGTGTAAAGAATTCACCCAATTCAAATAGCATATCTAATGTACTATTTTGATATGGTGCTCTTTTAACCAACATGCTATGGTCTAAAGTAATTATTGTCTTTGTCCCTTGATGTTTTTCCATATACTGATCTATCTGATCACGCATTTGATTTACTGTCATGGGTGTACTTATGATATCTACAGGATATTTAACTCTTTCTTTTGCATACTGATGACAACTATTAAGTACCTCAGTATTAAGTATAGAGCCTGCACTACATAATTCTTTATAAGTTTTACCGGTTATAGAACTGAATTCTCTGATTGCTGAGGTTCTCCCAACCATCTCAAATTGAAATTCTAATACTCTAAACTTATCATTAGGATTAAGTATAAATGATTCTCTTATTATTTGATCTTTAATAAGAGTTTTACCTGAACCAGGTCTTCCACCAATAACCGTCAAAGTGTTCCATTCTAATCCATCAGTACACGCATCATTAAATTTAGGCCATGGTGTATATATTGATTTCTCATCACCTGTTGATCTGGCATACATATATTTAAGTGCATCATTAAAGGCTTCATATTGGCCCACCCATGCTGGTTTTGGTCTACTCATACAACGTTTTCTTTAAAATGTTCTTCTTCTGTATTAATACCATCACGTATCATATCACAATAGTCTGCTAATCTAGAATTCTTAACTCTATGTTTATCTTGCTTGCAAATAAAATATTGACTTGTTTGCATATACATATACTCTTTGTCTCTGTATTCATTTACATACATTCTTGTAGCATTTATGATATCATCCCATGAATAATCATAAGTTTCAAAGAACCACCTAAATGATTCTCCTAAAGCTTTTACATTATTTCTTGCTGGTGTACCACTTGGTAATTTCTTTGCAGGAAATATTTCTCTATAGGTGTTTATATTTTCACTAAAATCTTTACCCATGAGTTGTATATCTGTTTTCTTTTTTGCTTTAATAAAATAATTATCAAGCTTTGCACAGAAAGCTTTGCCTTCAGCTGTCATTTTATATTGATCATTTTCTTTTTCAAGCATTCCTGCTTCAACTAAGTATTCTTTATCTTCACTTAGAGCTTTGGGCAATGAAACGCCTTGCTTCATCCCAAATAGTATCAATGCTTGATTCGGATTGATCTTTTGTTTTAAGATTTTCTGGAATAGTTCCCACATATTCTGTTAGTTTATTAATAAGTTGATGATATGTTTTGACAACTAATTCGTCATTAACTTCAAGGCCGTCCTTTATACGTTTACAAGAATTAACAACTGTAGCATGATTTTTATTTATTTTTCTTCCAATAAAATTTTTGGACCAACCATCTTTATTTGCTAAGTAACACATTGTTTGTACATAAACTAAAAAACATCTAAGTCTAGTCTTATAATCTATTTTATTAATGTGTTTTAAATCCGGATGTTCTTCTTTAAAACATTCTAAAGCACACTTAATATATAGCTGAATATCAATGTTTTTCTTCTGTTCTTTCTTAGCATAAATATATAAATCAATTCCATATATTTTCTTGTATTTTCTTTTAAAGTCTATTATATCTTTTTTAGACTTAACTAATTGATCTTTAACCATTTATATATTTATTTTACGTGATTCAAATATAATAAAAATCACCAATTTATCAAAGTTTTATTTTGCTTTTCTAGTATCTCATTTACTTTATTAAAGACATCATTATGGTCCCAATCTCCACCTCTGTAAGCTGCTGATGCTGGGTGTGAGCATTTAATTTTTGTACAGTTTGGTATAAGTACCTTCCACTCTTGAGCTTTGTTACCCATTAGTACAAATATTGTATCTGGTTTTACTTTATTAATTGTATCAAAAAGATAGCTTGTAAAAGGTTTCCATAAATTATAATGTGAACCTATACTATTTATCTGTACAGTAAGTGCTGTATTAATAAGTAATACACCTTGATTAGCCCAATATTTTAAATCAGTATGATCAGTACCTAATGCTTTGTTAATGTATTGCAAAGATTTTTCTGCTTTACCCTTATTACTACAACTAAAAGCTATTCCGTCAGCTACACCTAATTGTGGATACGGGTCTTGCCCAACTATAACAACTTTAAGATCATCATATGGGCACTCTTTAAAAGCATTAAATATATCTTTAAACTTTGGAGTAAATCTTTTGCCTGCATTTACACAGTCAACTAAGTTATTGACTATATAGTCAAAGTCCAAACCATTTACAAATATGGATAGCATCTTATCCCATCCTGATTCAACTAATGTACTATTAACACTATCTCTTAATTGTTCTATATCAACTTCTATTGGTTTTTCTTTTATAATTGATTTATTATTCATAATTTTGATTTTAAATATTTTATATTATGGCTGAAAATAAGACTTATATCAATTACGACACTTCTAAAAATCTTAAAGCTGAAATCAACCCTAGTTTTATTATTGGTTTACAGCAAATTTATTTAAGGTATATTACAGAATTCTATGAAGACGTAGACAAATTTGCTGATCTTATCAAAGATTT